GGACCTTGGGCTTCCATATCCTTGGGCTGTCAGAATCGTATTCACCGAAATCGCTGGCAGCATATTGAGTTCCATCAATCCAACATACTTCTGCTAAATAATCATCTATATAACCTGTTGTATAACCTCTCCAACCTATATATTGTGCTCTACCACTTTTATTAAACATTGTATCCATATCTTCTGCTGGATAAGCATCAAAAGCTTTTTGAACACCATTAACATATCCTTTTAATCTGTTCGCCGCTGTTCCCTGTGTTGTATCACAAGCAACTACGAAGTGCATCCAGGCGCTGGGGTCCCGAAATCTCATATTTGTACTATTATCTTGTAAGGTACAAGTTGTCCAACCACTTGCACCTGGATTAAATCCTACTGAAAATTGATCACTAGCATCAAAATAAATAGAACTTCTTGATCCACCTGAACTAACTGCATAAGCTCTAACAGTTCTTTGGTCTGTAGTTATTCCACACATTTTAATCCAAAATGACAAAGTCCATTTTTCAGCGCTTCCATCGCCTGATGGAGTTATTGCTAATCTCGCACTATCGTCATCATTAAATCTACATGAGTTGGCTACTTCATAACCAGTTGGTAAAGCTGAAGCTACATTACCTGATAAAATTAAAGGCATTAGCTCTCCAGTGTTGGTAGTTCACCTAATGGTCGTGTAACTGATCCATCCTCTTGTTCTGTGTATGTGTATAAAGTTTCAAGAGCTGGTGTATCACTAGCATTAGTAATAGCTGTTTCTTGTTCAGCAGCTTTTGTTCTTACTGCTGCTCTATGATTTGTAATAGATGATGGTACTGCTGTTCCAGCATCTGCTTTTCTAGTTATGTACCAATCAGTATCTTGTAATATTCCAGCAGCTTGTTTTTTAACTGTTCTAATTAATCTTGTTTTTAAACCTTCTATTCTAACAGTATTAGTATCAGCACCATCTGGTGCTTGACCAACAAGTGAAGGATCATCTATTTGTGCTTGTGTCCATTTGGTATCTGCATGAGCTTTAGCTGTAGCATCTCCATATGAACCTGTAACTTTACCACTTCCAAAAGCATAAGTAATATTAGTATTTACATACCATTGCTCATCTTTCTTTTTAGAATTATCCATTTCTACTTCATAAATACCTTTAGCTTCTAGTTCAGACTTGCTCCATAATTCAAATATTTTTCTTGAATAACGAACATCGCCAATAACTAACCCTTTTGGGTTATTTATAAATTTTGTAATTGATCCTGATTCTACTAATGCCCACATATTATCTCCTATTAACTCTCAGCTAAATTTAATGTTCTACCTACTTCTTGCCAAACTGCTCCATTGTACCGGAATACATGGATGTCAGTTTTACCATCTGTCGCTGTTTCCGTTGCTTCAGTTGACGCGGCGAATTCAAAAACGGTGTTCCAACCAATACTATGAGAACCGTTATAATTAATTTCTACACAAATAAATGCACCTTCAACTGCATTACTTGGTGCAGAGAAAGTCGTATTTTCTGATGTTTGATGGTATGCGTTTGGTTTATCGGAAGCATCCCAAGCAACTGCATTCGACGATGAAGTAATTGCTTGTTGAGCTACATTAGCTGCAGCACCAAAAGTAGCTATACCACCCGCTGACATATCTAAAGTTAAAGCTGTAACACCTGATCCACCATCATCACCTTTAAATATAATATCTTTATCTTGAACTTTAGCTTCTATAATAACATCACTAGAAGAATTATGTATACGAAGCATTTCTGTACCATCGTCTTCGTAGATAATTCCACTTGCAGCTGTTCCAGCGTCTAAAGTAATTCCACCTGCAGATTCTATATTAATAGAATCAACAGCTGTACCATCAGATACAACATCTAAATCTCCATCTGCGTTTGAGCCTACAGTTAAACCTGTATCTCTAAAACATAATTTATTTGCTGAATTTAAAGTTAATCCTGTTCCATCTGTGTGAGTTAATGTTGTATCATTATCAGCACCAAATCCTAATACAGCAGAATCACTATCTAATTTTAAATCATTACTAACTAAAACAGCAGTAGAAGCAGTTAAATCAATTGTTGCCTCTCCAGCAACAGTCATTACACCATCAGAAGATTGATTAATATATGTTGCTGCGTCACCAAATGTAAGTTTACTTGTTGAGTTTAAAGTTAAACCTGTTCCATCTGTGTGAGTAAGTGTAACGTCTTGATCATCACCAAATTTTAAAACTGCTGAATCAGAATCTAAAGATACATCATTATTAAATATTGCAGTACCTGCATCTGACATATCTAATGTTAATGCTGTAATATCTGAACTACTATCTGTTCCTTTAAATATAATATCTGTATCACCAGCTTGTGCATCAATTGTAATATTTCCTGAAGAAGTTGCAATTGTTACAGCTCCATCTCCAGCTGAAACATCATCTGCTGCTACACTAACACCACTTTGAAAATATGTTTTTAATGTTGTGACATTAGTCATTCTCATTGTGCCACCATCATTTACAAGTAAACCATCTCCATCTGCAACTGCTGTAGTACCTCTTGAAGTACCACCATCTATTAAATTAATTTCTGCTGCTGTAGCTGTTACATTTGTTCCACCAATGTCTAATGTTGTTACTGAAATTTCGCCTGCAACTGTTGCAACACCATCCGCTAATGTAATTAAATCTGTATCATCAGTATGACCAATGGTTGTTCCATTAATTAAAACATCATCAATATCTAATGAACCACCAGTAATTAATCCTGTAGTTGTAATTGTAGATGATCCTGTATCAATATTACCAAATCCTGAAGTAATTGATCCAGAATCTAAAGCACCTGTTGTAACAATACTAGAACTTCCTGCGACTGCACCATAAATTGAACCAATAGCTGTGCCATTAATTGTAATAGCATCTGCTTCTAAAGTCCCATCTATATCTGCATTACCAGAAATATCTAAAGTAGCTGCGTCTAGTTCACCTGATAAAGTAATGTTAGTAGCGCCAGTAATAGCACCATCCATTGCAATAGCACCATTAATATCAATTGTTGTTGCAGCAATTTGTATTTCTGTGTCTGCTACTAAATCCAATTGACCATCTGTAGATGAATTAATATATAAACCAGTATCTCTAAAAAGAAGTTTGTTAGTGCTATTTAAAGTTAACCCTGTTCCATCAGTATGTGTTAAAGTTGTATCTGAATCTGCACCAAAACTTAATACAGCAGAATCACTTAATAATTTAAGATCATCACCAAGTACCGCATCTTTTGCTACAGACAATCCACCATCAGTTTGTAATGATCCATCTGTTGTAGAAGTTGCTTCAGTAGTATCATCTGTTTTTACAATACCACTAGCTGTAACTGTAGTAGCAGTTAATGCTTGTGCAGCAATCGTGCTACCTGCTTGTGCAGTAAAAGTATTTGCTGTAAATTGAAAATCATCAGCTCCTGAAATTCTAATATCTATTTGATCATCTGTATCTGCTGTAATACTTGTATCCGCATCAGCATCTAAAATAAATTCATTTCCATCTAGGTCGTGTGCTCCAGTTGATGAAATACCAGAATCAACTAAATTTGGATTAGAAGCATGATCAGCAGCAGCATAAACAATTTTAGTCCCTTTATCTGTTGCTGCAAAAGTAACTGAATTTCCTGATCCAGAAACATATTTAAAATTGACAGTATAAGCACCTGATGTGCCATTAACTAAAACATACATTTGCTGAACATCTAATGGAATAGTAACCGTTTGATTTCCAGTGATTGTTCCAGTAAATTTTATAATTCTATGTCCAAGAGTTGCACCTGTTGATCCATCGGAAACAGATAACGTTGTTGTTTGAACACCACCTGCTATGGACTGTTCAACATATCCACCAGAAATTTGTTCTATAATTTGTAAATTGGTATTGGTAGTTGTCCCCCATGTACCGGCGTTTTCGCCAGTTGTCATTAGTTCTGTACCAAGACCTGTATAACTTGATGCCATTTATTCTCCTATGCGCTTCCTACAAATACTTCTAAATCAACTGAATCAGTATCTGCATCCGCTGTAATATCTACTAAATCATTTAATGATACTGTTAATGCAGAACCTCCTGCATGCATAGTATCTACAACTCCACCACTATTGTCACCTGGATATATAAACGAGTGACCAGCGTCTACTTTAATTGCAAACTCTGTACTATCTTCATCTCTAAATGTTAATGTAACGTGATTTGTTGAATCTAAATTTGTAATTCTAATATATCTAACATCGTCTTCATCGAATTGACCTGCTAAATAACTTTTTGATAAATCTGTTGAAGAAGCTGTAGCAAAACCTAATAACCCTGTTTCAGTAGTTGAAATAGTTACTATTCTTTTAACAATTTCATTAACACTAGAAATATCTAATGATCTTTCGCTATTATAACTATTATTGTTTAGTGTAATTTCTTCTATTACTTTTGTTGTTAGTGTTGCCATATTTTAATCCTTACGGTGTCTGTACGTTGAGAGGTATACGAGGTTCTCCATCCGTATAGTCATCTCTTCTACGTCTACCTACTTGTTCTTGACCAAACTTCTGTACTTCAGCTTGATACTTTTGTTCGTATAATTGTAACATATCCATCGGTCCTTTTAAATAGCTAAATGCTTCGACAAGACATGCATATAAAAGTCCATTTCCAAAATTCGTGCTAATATAAGTTGTGGTATTTGCTGAACTTAATCCCAAAGGTCTAGCATTATAATGCATTTTATACATAAATGCTGAACTAGGAGTTGGTACTATTGTAACTTTTCCTGATGAAGCTGCTCCTGATCCAGTAGCTCCCCCAGACATTGCGTAGTATTTTGGAGTTCCAGTAGTAGTTTCTGCTGCATCAAATTCTCTTAAATAACTAATATCCTTCTTCTGTAACCAGCTATTAGCACCAGTTGCAGCTGTTGTTGAAGTATAAACCTGTATTCCTCTTACAAATAAAGTTCCAGCTGGTACATTTACATTATCTTTTGAAGCAACTAAACTACCTATAACTTCTTTTCTATCTGCATCAATTGGAACATCTCTAAAAATTCTTAATTCTGAATTATCTATAAATTGATCTGTAATAGTACTAGACAATACAGAAGTACCAACTTCAGTATAATTTTGAATTGCTGTTGTAAGTGTTGAATAAGTAAATCCTGCCATTATTTTTTACCTTTTAATCTTTTCTTGTCTCTTTTAAAGTATGGACCTGTTTTTTTTTCAAAGTCAGATGACATAACATCAGTGTACAAATCTAATGATGATGGTTCTTCAGTAATTTGTTTGTTGTATGAAAAATTTTTTCTTCGTTTTTCTAGAGCTTTATTTAACCGTCCTATAATCTTGTCTTTACTACCAGTCTTATCTAGTTTGTAGACATTTTCTATACGTGAATCTAAAGCCTTTTTTCCTATTTGTCCAAGTTTAAAAAATTTACTAGCCATTATGCACTAAGGGTTGCTGGTCCTACTGAGACTGGAAACCCTCCTCCTTTAACTTCTCCTGTTGTTGCAGTGTTTGTATCAACTGTAAAATAAAACCAATCACTTGTTTGATCTGTGTCTCTACTACCACTAACATACTTACCTGTAGTAATAGCATAGCCTGCAGATTTTGCAATATTGGACCCAGATATACCATCAAAGCTTAATGGATCATTCCTCCTCTTCTATC